GATTAAATTCTTTATTAGATCTCTCATTTTATTATCTTATAGTATTCGGGTCATTCTTCTCGATTTTAGTTATCCAAGGATTAAACACTATATCATAGATTTAATTTTTTAATTTAACTTCAGGTATTATCTTATCCATTTAAATACTTGGTTTATATGACTATTGAGTGATCTCTGTACCATACTTGATTATTCTATCAAGTATTTTGTTTTTATAAGTGTTATAGATGTGTAGAGTTGGTTCCTTGAAATCATTCAATATCATTTTCTTCAACTTATAACTCATTGTACCACTATTCTAGTAAGCAGTTACTTGATTAACAATATTTTAATAGAACTGCATCAATAATCTATTTTTCATTCGTTAATACTAGATTTTTATACACCCTATATCCAGAAAAAGTTTCTATTTTGGAGTCATAATAGTTTAAACTTTAGTAAGTTTCTTTTCATTATCAGTAGAGAGGTGGTATCTTTCTTTGTTTAAATTAGTTAGCTCCAAATCATATTTAATCATATTATATTTATAATGGTTTATTTCATCCTTGCATTTCCAATAACGCATTGATATAAAGGTTTTTATTTTCAAGTCGAATTACTACGTTTTAGATATAACTGAATTGAAAATGTTTGTCAAGAAACCATCAGCTATTCTTTTGGAAAATTACCATTCTTTCCAATCTTTGTTATAGTAATCATATTTAAAATCCATAGCGTATCCTATGATAAAACGATGTAGGTAGAATATTTTCGGAGGATTTACTATTTTATCCTTTTCTAAAATATCATATTCAATATCTCTTCCACACATATTACTTGGTATAATACATTCTTCTATACCATTATGATATGTATAAGTTACATCTATACTATGTCTACGACGAATACCTGCCTTAACTTATGCATTATATCTGGTTGTTCTGTATTAGAGTAGTTCTTCTTTGCATATTTTGTGCCAGATTTACCGTTCACCTTCTATATATACAACATAGTCTTTCATTTTCTTGTTTAATAAATTATTAAATCTTTAAGTGGCACTTTTTAAAATAATTTAATCAACGTATAAATCATCTTCTATCTCTATTTAATCATGAATTGTAAAATTTTTATTTGAAACATCAAATTTATGGTTGTTAATCCATTATTTACATGATCTATTTTTTTTTATTTTTGCATTTAATATGCCCTCGTCATCAGACTCAGACAAGCTTTCGTCTAACACTTCTTTAATAGTTTACTTATTTATAAACGAATAATCATCATCTTATTACATACCGATGAAACTGATTTCCTTATTATACTAGAAATCTATATCTTGATCATAATTGAAGTCATCGGGTAAATTTATCATTCCTTCATTAATTAAATTCCTGAATTTATTAGTTGGATTATATTTCCATTAATCAACATTTAGCCCTACAGGGTTGTATTTTAGGGGTTCATATCTCCTATATTTGTGATCTTTATCACACAAAATTTTTGAATAACTGTGTAGTCCTACCTATGTCTCGGTTCTAACAGTCTTGTTATATTGAACGAATGGTTATTCTGTATAAGTGAGATCGGTTATTGCTCTACAAACTTCGTCCTTGTCAACAAAAACATAATCACAATTAGTTATTTGTTTGACCAATTCACGATATTTCTTATTATAGGTAAAATGAAATCCTGCATAATCGTGAACTAAATCTGTATCGATTTCTTTATGGATTACTTAAAACAATCCAGGGATAATACAATAAAGTATTCTTGATATTAGATTAACTTCTTCATAATCCCAATAATATTAGAGCTCGAATTCTTAACCATTGATTGATACGATAGGGATATCATTCTCTTTAGATACGTCAACGTAATATTTAACCTTATCACCATCGATAAATTTAAAGTATTTTTAAAATTCCTCAATTTCTTAACGCATTTTAGTCATACTTCTAACACTTTGAAACATTTTTATTCCTCTAAAATTATAACAAAATTATCCAGACATATATCCATAACATTCATGTAAATGTTTCGAATAACAAAATGGGAGCTAATCGGATAGTTAAATTGTGCCTATATCTATAAATGGTATGACATCGTCATATAATAAGTCCTCTTAATTTAATAAGCCCTCTAAACCTATCAAACTGAATGTAGGTTTAAAATCCGTGAAAAGGTTTGAAGGACCGATCTAATAATAACATTTATTTAAGTCATATATACTCCTTTTCTTATAATTCTCTTCAAAGTTTTTTATCATAAAATCTGCTGTCCAGGTCCCATACCTCCAAACGCCCTAATTATAAGACATAACCAATTTAAAGTCTGAGTTTGGAGTTTTGTTTAAATTTAATACACACCTTGGCTCACGAATCCTATATACATTTATGATAATGGATAATCTAGTGTTCTCATCGAGAAAGGAAACCAACTTTTCTGGAATTAAAATTTGTTAACCCCCAATTTACTATGTGTACGACTTATCATATTACATATAATACAGCAACTAATCGCCCCAAGGTTAACTTTCAAAGAAATACTTTAACATATGAACAATAAACAAATCGAGCATTTCTTCCTTATAAATCATCTTTTCGACTTTTTCACCCAATTAAGCATCACGATATATTGTTTAAGATGATGCACATAATGACACTTTATGACCATAGCACGATTCATTTGTTTTCTTTTTACGTTATATTATACCGTTTTCATCTATTTTCTCTTCTTAACGATCTTAAGCATCAATTAAATATTTAAAGAAATCAGCTTTGTCAAACTCGTCTTTCTTAACATTGGTTACGATTAATTATTAAACACTGTTATCGCTAAGCTTCTTCGGTTATTCTTTTCGTTATTTGTTTGGGTTTTATTTCTTCATTTATATGGATATATTACTTTTCTTTTATTATAAATTATTACCCAATTTCTTTACACACTTACCTTTAAACATCTATTGTTGAGTGTTTTATTTCTTTTCGATCTCTTTGGCAACAAATTTATCCTTAATTTATTTAAAAGATTACTCTTCCCCGATTTTCCCTTTAGTCCCC